GTGACGCTTGCATGACCTGTCCGAAGTGCGAGCAGCGAGCCAAGGACGAGCGGCAAGCCCTGAGCCAGTGCGAGAAGCAGCAGCAGCAAGCCGTGAAGGTCAACCAACGCATGGCGATTGCTGTGGCTGTGCTGTCAACCCTGATCGGCAAGGAAGCCTTTGATCGGTTCACGCAAGTCACTGAGGTTGTGAACACGCTGCAAGTGGGTGACGCTGGCACGGGTGATGATGAGTTGATCTATCCAACGATTGCTGCAAGTACCCCGCAAGCACCAAAGCCAAGACTGAGTAACAGCATGCCTGACTTGGGCTTCACGGTGTCACGGTCTGTGCTGACTGATATACCCGGCAGCATCTTGCCACCGTTCGAGCCAGAGATCAGCCCGCCACTGTTGTCCGCTGTCTTTCTGCCCGATCCACCAGATAGGTTTGTGCCGTTCGCCGGGCCAATGCTGTTGTTGGGTTTGGCTATGGTGAGACCACGAAAGAGGAAGCAATGACAGATATACACGAATCGCTCAAGCCGTTAGCCGTCAGCATTGACAGCCTGACGCCCGACCCGTCCAACGCCCGCAAGCATGACAAGCGGAACATCGAAGCCATCAAAGCCAGCCTTGCACGCTTCGGGCAGACCAAGCCTATCGTGCTGCACAGCAACGGCACGACCATCATCGCAGGCAATGGCACTTGGCACGCGGCGAAGGAACTGGGATGGACGCACATCGCAGCAGCCCAGACCAACCTTGACACAGCCGAGGCCGTGGCGTACGGCATCGCAGACAACAAGACGGCTGAGTTGGCTGAGTGGGAAGACGACACGCTGCGTGACCTGATGGACGCTCTGCCGGATGACCTCAAACTTGCGACCGGCTTTGAAGGCGACGAGATTGCAGAGATGCTGCGGTTGCCGTCTGACGAGGTGCATGAGGACGAAGTGCCGCCAACGCCAAAAGAGCCAACCACGCAACCGGGCGACTTGTGGCTGCTTGGCGATCATCGCGTGCTGTGCGGTGACTCAACCAACCCGGATGACATCGCCAAACTGATGCAAGGCGAAACGGCTGAGATGATGTTCACAGATCCACCATACGGCGTGGACTATGACGGTGGGTTTTTCAACAAGGAGAAGCGTGACAAATTGCAGGCTGATGACAGCACTGACATTTACTTTGCGTTCTTGCCGTTTGCTCTGTCAGTCGTTGACGGGCCGTGCTATATGTGGCACGCAGACAATAAAGCAAGAGATGTATTGAACGCGGTACATGATAATGAATGCGAAGTTCACGCTGCAATCGTTTGGCACAAGACTAACGCAACATACGCAGCAATGAGCGCACAATACAAACCAAGGCATGAACCTTGCTTGTATTTCAAGCCAAAAGGCTCAACGCTTAGATGGTGCGGTGCAACGACTGAAGCCACTGTTTGGAATCAAGACCGCGATGGAATCAACGACTTCCACCCAACGCAAAAGCCTGTGGCTCTGGCGGCAAAGGCAATCGGCAACCACGACGCAACGATCATTTTGGATGCGTTCCTTGGATCGGGCAGCACGCTGATTGCGGCTGACCAACTTGGTCGCAAGTGCTACGGCATGGAGTTAGAACCAAAGTATTGCGACGTTATCGTGCAGCGGTGGGAGAACCTGACCGGCAAGAAAGCCGAGCGAGTACCGGCGGAGGGAAGACCAAGGAGAAGGAAGCCATGACAGACATACACGAATCGTTGAAGCCGTTAGCCGTTAGCATCGAAAGCCTGACACCAGACCCGTCCAACGCTCGCAAGCACGACAAGCGGAACATCGAGGCGATCAAAGCCAGCCTTGCTCGGTTCGGGCAGACCAAGCCCATCGTGCTGCACAGCAACGGCACGACGATCATCGCAGGCAACGGCACTTGGTACGCGGCGAAGGAACTTGGATGGACTGAGATTGCAGCAGCCAAGACCAGCCTTGACACAGCCGAGGCAGTTGCCTACGGCATCGCAGACAACAAGACGGCTGAGTTGGCTGAGTGGGAAGATGACACGCTGCGTGATCTGATGGACGCTCTGCCGGATGACCTCAAACTTGCGACTGGCTTTGAAGGCGACGAGATTGCAGCAATGCTGCGCTTGCCAGACTTTGACCAACTAGATGACAGTGAGCAGAACCGACTTGACGAAAAAAGCCCAACAATCTGCCCGAAGTGTGGTCACACATGGCAAGCGTAGGTCTACAAGTTGGATGGTGTAGTGCCAAAGCGTCAGAGTATGCTTGCAAGAACTGGCACTATTCAAAGACGATGCCATGCTTCAAGATCAATTGCTTTGGCGTCTGGTATGACGGCTCTTTCGTTGGTTCGATTATCTACGGCAATGGCGGTGGAAGTGTGACAAACGGTGAACAGTACGGGCTCAGAAGATCGTATGACATGGTTGAACTTTGCCGAGTTGCTTTGAATTCGCACACGTTCCAAACGTCTCAAGCCATCTCGTACAGCATTCGCTTGCTGAAAAAAAAGAACCCAAACCTTAAAATGCTTATCTCGTTTGCTGACGCATCACAAGGCCACCACGGTGGCATCTATCAAGCAGGCGGTTGGATCTATACCGGTATGTTCAAAGGCCAAGACGAAGTTGTAGTCAATGGACAGTCATACCACCCAAGATCTGCGGTCGCCAAATTCGGTACTCGGAGCATAAGCAGTCTTCGTTCTATTGACCCAAACGCTTGCAAAAAAATGGGAGACGGAAAGCACCGCTACCTCATGCCTTTGACAAAGCAACTAAAAAAACGTATTGTGCAACTAAGCAAACCATATCCTAAGCGCGTATCAAGTGACACGAGTGACACGCCAGCGTTCCACGCTGGAAAGGCCGGTGCGACTCCGAGCGATGCGCTCCAGAAGGGCGGTGACTGATGCCAGCACCGTTGGATCTTGACCTTGAGCAAATGAAGAAACTTGCAGCGATGCAATGCACCTTCGAGGAGATTGCCGCGTGGTTTGGTTGCTCGCGTTCGACCTTGTACGCCCGTGAGGACTACCGCGAACTGATCGAACGTGAACGGCTCAAGGCTCATGCGTCGATGCGTCGTAGCATGTTCCAGTCTGCTTTGGAAGGCGATCGGCAAATGCTCATCTGGCTGAGCAAGCAGTACCTTGGCATGCGTGAGAAGACCGAACACAGCGGCGAAGGGCTGCGGCCATTGACCATCGAGTTTGCCGAAGCCACGCCACCAGAGAAGCCAGCCGATGAAGTTTGACTTGCTGCCCGCACAACTTGACTTCATCAGAGCGCAGCAGCGTGAGGTGTTGTATTCAGGTGCGTTCGGTGCAGGCAAGACGCGGGCGTTGTGCATGAAGTTGGTGGCTCGCTTGGTTGGTAGACCGGGCGCGCGTGAGGGCTTGGCGCGGAAGCACCTTGTCAGCCTGAAGGCCACGACTCTTCGCACGCTGCTTGAACAAGATGGCAACCTGCCACCCGTGCTGCCGCGTGGTACATACGAACACAACAAGAGCGAGCGTGTGATCCGCCTGCTTGGTGGCGGCACGATCTACTACTTCGGCCTTGATGACTACGAAAAGATGGGGTCTTTGAACCTGTCAGGCTGTGCGGTTGATGAAGCCGTTGAGTTGGTCGAAGGTGACTGGACGATGTTGCGTGGTCGCATCCGTCTTGAACTCGATGACCTTGCCATGCAGTTGTATGGAGCCTGCAACCCCGGCGCGCCATCGCACTTCTTGGCTGTACGCTTCGGGCTTGCCGGTGGACACCAAGCCGCACAAAACTGCCGGGCGATCCAGACCAGAAGCCCTGACAACTTCTTTCTGCCGCAAGCCTATCTGGATGACTTGCAGAGTCTCCAAGGGGTGGCGTTTGAGCGATACGTTGAGGGCAAGTGGCGTGGTGGCGAGGGCTTGGTGTACGACCGCTTTGATCGGTCTGTGCATGTACGGGAACGCACCGAAGAGTGGCGGCGAATTATCGTGGGCCAAGATGAAGGGTACACCAACCCGGCGGCACTTCTGGTTGTGGGCGAGGATGGCGACGGTCGATTGCACATCCTCGAAGAGTTCTACAAGTCGCAGATGCTTGAGGTGGATGTGATCGCAACCGCCAAGGACATCGCCAGCCGATACAAGATCGAGTCCTTTGTGCTTGATCCGTCAGCCGCCAAGTTGAAGGCTGCAATGCATCAATCCAACCTTGATGTGGCGTCTGCTGACAACACGGTCTTTCCGGGGATCCAGAAGGTGCAGCAGCGTCTTGCCCGTGCTGGCGACGGTCAGCCACGCTTGACAGTAGACCCGAAGTGCGAGAACACCATCCGGGAGTTTGAATCTTACGAGTGGCTAGGTGGCTCAAGTGGCTACAAGGATGCACCGAAGAAAGAGATGGATCACGCAATGGATGCGTTGCGATATGCCGTGGTTTACTTCGATGGCAGCCGTGTCGAGCCACGGGTGCGTGTAGCGGACAAGACCGCAACTGGCGACAGGTTTGCCAACGATGAACGAATGTGGAGATCGCTGTAATGCTTGAAGGTTTCAAATCCGCTCTTGGACTCAAGGCCAAGCAAGACCGCCTTGACTACGTCCGATCAACCATCAAGCCAGAAGCCACATACGGCATGTCCAAGTCAACGCAGGAGCAGGCTG